ACTACTTACGTGGAGCGAAGGAGACATAGCTGACACGTATGGCGCTGCAAAATAAACGAGATTTACCCCCCATGCGGGTGAGTGTTAGGGTACACTTTTTTAGACCATAGGGTACATAACTAAACTACATATTGAGGGCACATGGACTACATAGAAGATTGTAAAGATATAGCAGAAGACTACGCAGACCGAGTTGCTCGTAACGGGGCTAACTACGACGCGGCTTATGAACAAATGCTTAACAAGTGCATTAAACAGCACAAGGAAAAGGGTGAGGTAATTGATGAAATCGACTTTAACTAAACCGTGGAGTTACTCAGCGCTAACAGCGTTCGAGACGTGCCCACGTAGGTACCAACTGACACGAGTAACTAAAGAGGCTCACGAGAAACAACACGAAGCATCGCTTTGGGGTAACAAAGTACACAAGCACCTCGAGGACTACGCCAACAAGAAAGCAAGACTACCGGCGGACTTACAAAAGTACGCTAAATACGTGGACAAGATATTCACGTACGAAGGCAAGCGTATCGTTGAGCAACGTATGGCTATCAACAACAACTTCAAGCCTACCAAGTGGATGGCGAATGACGTATGGTGTAGAGGTATCGTTGACATCGGTGTCGTTGGTTCCAAGACAGCATACTTATTAGATTGGAAAACGGGCAAACATAAACCCGACTCCGACCAACTGAAGCTGTTCGCCGCACTAGCGTTCATATATTACCCTTGGGTGGAGAAGATAGTGTGCGGCTTCATTTGGCTTAAGGTAGGTAAGTTCGATAAGGAGACCTACACGCGTGAGGACATCACAGAGATATGGGCAGAGTTCTTGCCTAGGACTAAGCGCCTAGAGATAGCATTTGACACCGATAAGTGGCAAGCCAAACCGTCAGGACTGTGTCGCAATTGGTGCCCGGTCGGTAGTAAGCTATGTGAATTTTGTGGAGTATAGATTATGGGTATGACACCTGAAGGTAAAGTTAAAAAGAAAGTCAAAGACTATTTAGTATCAATAGGTGCGTGGTACTACATGCCGGTTTCAAACGGCATGGGACGTTCGGGATGTCCCGACATCTTAGTGTGTTACAAAGGTCGCTTCTTGGCTTTTGAGACTAAGGCACCCGGTAAGTTAAAGAACACAACTCCAAACCAAGACCGAGAGATAGAAGGTATTAATAATGCAGAGGGTCTTGCTATTGTAGTTGACGACGTTGAACAAGTTAAGGAGGTAATCAATGCCCAAGACATCGGCTAAGTCGCTTAAAACCAAAGCGGCATACAACAAGAAACCAAGCGTGCAAGCTAAGCGCGTGGCTCAGAACAAAGCACGACGACACGCACTAGCTAAAGGTACAGTTAAAAAGGGAGACGGTAAAGACGTTGACCATAAGAAACCTTTAGCTAAGGGCGGTAGTGGTAACGACTCAAACACACGGGTGGTTAGTCAGAAGAAAAACAGAGGTTGGAGAAAAGACAAACCTGAAATGTATAAAAAAGGGAGTAAGTAAATGCAAGCAAATGATAGGCAAGTCAGCGGTACTCACTACCAGACTGATATACAGCCTTGGGACTTTATAGTCGCAAACAAACTCGGTTACTTGGAGGGCAACATCATTAAGTATGTGTGTCGCTACAAAGAAAAGAACGGTATTGTAGACCTACATAAGGCACAGCACTATTTGTATAAGTTAATCGAGGGGTTGGAAAATGTTAGTATTGAAGAAAAAGAGGGCGCTAGTACTTAAGGTTAAAGATACCTCTAAGATATTAAGCGTCATATCGTCAGCTAAGACGATAACTGTAAAAGGGGAAACGTTAGTAGCAGTACCCCACAAGATGGACGAAACCAAGGTGCTACGCAGCTTAGGATTTGACGCACCGGCGCCGATAAGGCACCACTACGATTGGCCGGGTAGGTTTAAACCCTTTAAGGCTCAGCTAGAAGCCGCAGCTTTTCTATCTATGTACAAGCGAGCGTTCAACTTAAGTGAATTAGGTACGGGGAAATCGTTAGCGTCTTTATGGGCGTACGACTACCTACGTAGTATAGGCGATGCAGAGAAATTATTAGTCATAGCTCCGCTGTCTACGTTGGAACGAACATGGGCAGACGAGTTGTTTAACCACTTTCCACACCTGACGTTCTCAGTTGTGCATGGGACAAGAGAAAAGCGCAAGAAGCTACTCGCCCTAGATGTGGACGTGTACATTATTAACCATGACGGTGTCGCTATAATCGAAGAAGACCTTCGTACTAGGCCCGACATCGGTCTAGTTGTTGTAGACGAGATTGCTCAGTGTGCAAGAAACGCGGGTACTGATAAGTGGAAAGTAATTAACACAATAGTTAATATGCATACACCAAAGCGTGCCTGTTGGGGTATGACGGGCACACCGACCCCTAACGCTCCAACTGACGCATGGGCTCAGTGTAAGTTGTTGGTACCTGAAAAGGTTCCGCCTTACTTCAATAGGTTCAAGATGCAAGTGATGCGTCAGATAACTCAGTTTATATGGCAACCTAAACCCGATGCGCTAGACATGGTCAAAGAGGTTATGCAACCGTCAGTTAGATTCACTAGGGACGAGTGTGTAGACCTACCCCCTCTAATGTACGAGACCCGACAAGTAAGTTTAACCAAGGAACAGAACAAGGCCTACAACGAAATGCTTACCCGCTTGCGGACTCAAGCAGACAGTGGTGCCATCACAGCAGTTAACGAAGCGGTTAAGTTAGGCAAGTTAATACAAATAGCGTGTGGTGTTGTCTACGCCGATGACGGTACTGAGGTGACTATACCTTCTAACCCACGCATCCAAGAAACAAAAGATATTATCAGCGCGGCTGAAGGTAAAGTAATTGTGTTCGTACCTTATGTATCGTCAGTCAAGATGGTCTCGAGGGAACTAGCTAAGCACTTCACGGTAGAAACTATTTACGGTGGAGTTAGTAAGAACGAGCGCGACCGTATATTCGGAGACTTCCAAAAAGGGAAAGACCTTAAGGTTATAGTAGCCCAACCGGCTGCGATGTCACATGGTCTGACCCTGACAGCGGCTAGTACTATCGTTTGGTACTCGTGCGTAACATCTAACGAAACATTCGAGCAAGCTAATGGTCGTATCAACAGACCGGGGCAGAAAATGAATAACTTTATCATCATGCTTGAGGGGACAAAAGTCGAGAAACGTATGTACGCAAGGCTCAAGAACAAACAAAAAATGCAAGGTGCGTTGCTTGATGAAATAAAAGCACACAGAGGCGAACATATAGCTTGACACGTTCGTACTAGTAGGGTATTCTTGTACTCTCTTGAACACATACGGAAGGATTTAGACTTATATGAACTTACTTAGACCGGAAGAAGTTTCGGAAAAATTAGGAATTACGAAGGGCGCTTTACCGGCTCTACGTAGGCGTGAAGTTAGTTTTCCCCAACCTATAAGAGTCTCTCAAAAGGTTCTTCGTTGGGACGAAGATGACATCAACAGTTGGTTAGTAAACAAAAAGGAGAGCAGTAATGGCAAAAGCGAGTGAAATGGATGATGGTTCTTTATTGAAACTATTCATCGCACTGCGCGACCGTAGAGCCCGAAGAAAAGCGGACTACAATGCGGACGATGCAGGAGACAAAGATAAACAGAACAACATTGAAGTAGAGTTCCTAAAACGTTTTAACGAACGGGGTATAGACAACGTGTCCTCCAAGGACTCAGGTACGGCGTATCGCTCCACAAGAGTATCGGCATCAGTTGCTGACTGGGACGCTTTGCTTGAACACATCAAAGCGGATAACGCATGGGAGATGTTGGAACGTAGGGTTAACAAGACGGCTGTACTTCAATACAAAGAAGAAAACGAAGACTTACCACCCGGTGTGAACTGGAACGAAACCCAAGTGGTTAACTTTAGGCGTAAGTAATATGAGCGACATGATTGAATTAGACGCAGGCTTACCTGCACACCTAAAAGACACTTTCAGTGGTACTAACCCGTTCGCAGCGGCAGGTAGCACGGAAGGGTTCAAACAACTTACAATTAAATCACCATCGTTCTACGTGAGTAGTAACGGAATGAGAGAAGAAATAGGAGTGGACACGTTAGACATAGTGATACTAGCGGCGAACCCCAACAAATCTAAAGTGTACTACGCTGATGGGTTTGAAGACAGTGGTTTCGTTAAGCCTACATGTTACTCCAACGACGGGGCTGCTCCTTCGGATAACGCTGATGCACCTCAATCTAAGAAGTGTGCCATCTGTCCTCACAACCAGTGGGGCTCACGCATAACCGACAAGGGTGGTAGAGGTAAACTATGCTCAGACTCTATGCGACTGTGCGTTACCCCTTTCGATAACGTAGGTGAGCCGATGCTACTTAAGGTAACGTCGTACGCACTGAAGACCCTAGGGCAATACGGTGCGCAGTTATCCAAGCGTGGTGTTGACCCTAAGTACGTAGTAACTCAGCTAGGATTTAATTCCCAAGGTGACTACCCATCGCTAACGTTCAAGGCTACTAGGTTCGTAGAAGAAGACGAGTTGAAACTTATAGACGGATTAGTCAAGACCGAGAAAGATGCCATCAACCGGATTACCGGTGTGGTTGACGCTCCTATTGACAATGTAGGGGGTTTTGCGATAACCCCTAAGAAAGAAGAAAAGGCTGAAGAAGCGCCGGTGAAGGTTGAGCCTAAGCCGGAAGTAAAAAAGAAAGCGCCGGAACCTAAGGTTGCTAGTGTAGAAGACTTCGACGACATAGAAGAAGCACTAGATAACTTAGATTTTGACGATTAACATTCAAGTAAAAAAGGAGAAACACCATGGCTGAAATAGCTAATTATTCGTTTAACAACGTAA